ACCCTTATTATATCACACATTTTTTAATTTATACATATTATAAATAAATATATATGAATAATATGATAGGTTCATAACATTGTAAAAGTATTAGTTATAGTAGTTGCAAATAAGTTTATATTTAATATTATTAAACAGATTGTGCTATACGAAGAGTAAATACAGTTGAATCTAATGGACTCTGAGAATTTTTATAAGTTTTAGCAACATATTCTAAATTATTTTGTATTGTAGTACTATTGCGTTTAGCCAATCCATAACCGTTATATACCATACATCTAAGATAATGTGGATAAAAATCTGTATTTTTAACAGGATTACCCCATGCATTATTAACTGTAGTCATAATTTCTGGACGAGTATTGTGATTTTCAGTAGTTATAACATCTGCAATTGATTGATTATTTGCATAATAATAAGAACCATCGCTTTTAATAATATTAACACGATATTTAAGAGATGATATACCTAATGATATCAATAATGCTGAAATTTGATTAAAAGTAGCAATATATTCTGGTGTACCTTTATTTAGAACAATTAATTGTTGAGCAAATGAAATAAAAGTTGAATTATTAAATAATTTTTTAATAATATTTTTTGAGTTTATGTATGTTGATTGCATTTATATATTTTATATAGAAAATAATATTTACAGTAGATACAAATTTACAGTAGATACAAATTTAAGTTTTCATATTACACATAAAATGTATTTCTTCACACTTGCTTTAGACAAATTTTGATGATATAGATACAGTGCTTCATGAAATTATATTTTTTGTCAAATTTGTATATTTTAATGTTACTATAATACAAAACATTTTTATAAATATTAGTTATATGAACAATACAAAATATAGTGTAAAGAAAATTGATGTAAACAAGATAGATATAAACAATATAGATATTTTTATAAGTAAAACGGGTAAAAAACATAAAACAATATATGGATTACCGTTTCAGTGTGTTGAATTGATTAGACGATTTTTTTCAATAATTAAGAATGTTTCATTTCCATCAGTTGTAGACGCGGTTGAATTTTTTAATGTAATAGAAACATTAGAAAATAGTGAAGATATATACAGATTAAAAACATATTCATATCCATATACAAAATCATATTCTTATTACCTTAAACCTGGTTCCATTATTTTTTGGAAATATAAAAAAACGTATTTTCCATATGGACATGTTGCACTTATTGTAGACAGTAATGATAAAGAGACTACTATTATACAACAAAACTTGAATCCACCTATTAAGATATATGATACTAAAACATTATTTGATAAGATGAATGTTAGTAATAGTAAATTTGCAGGTATAAAAACTATTCCAAAAATACTTTCTAAAGGTATAAATAAGGTTGTTTTTGACATGGTTCATGTATAACCTTTATAATTTATAAGCAGTAATAAAAGCAATACAATCACAATAATACATAAACCGTATAATCCCCTTGATATGATGTACATTATGCTATAACCTGGTTCAACATGTACATCTAATTTAAGTTTATTTATTGCATATTTTTGTGTTTTTACGCCAATATCATTTTCCCAATGTTTTTGATTTTCTGTTTCTGGAAATAATTGATAACATAATGGTTCATTATACATATATTTTGTAAATTTTGTTGCTATATACAGGTCCCAATCCTTAATACTTCTTTTATCATCTTGTAATACTTTATCAATACACTCCCGAGAATATATAATAGAATGCATACCACCACCAAGTAAACAAATGCTTGTAGTATTATTATATGCACTTTGTAAAAACGGTAAAAGCCCCAGTGCATATACATCATACTTCTTATTATTTACAAAATTCATAATATGTTGTTGTACTATTTTATCTTTTATTTTGTCATTAAACATAAAATCATCTTCAAGAATCAATATATTATTATAATCTTTTTGTTGCGCATCTTTAAAAATATGCCAAAATGCATCTATAAGGTCTAATGGTGGTTTATCTATATATTCTTCCTTCTTACAATTTTTATAACCTTTATTGTATAGTATGTAAACCTCTTTAGTAGGATGAAACTTGTTTAACTGTTCTTTTACACTATCTATACGCCCATTATTTTCCAAGTGGATAATATACGTTGCATCTATATCTAATAGTACACTATGACCATCAAATACTAATTTTTCAAATCTATAACAGGAACTATCATTAGTGCTTTCAATATGCATTACACTTTCCATATCTATCAATTTATATTTATAATCTATATCTATAAATTATAAATTACATTATACCTTAAAAATAGTTATAAAAAACCATACAACTAAAATAACACATAACCCGTATAATCCCCTTGATGCTATGTACGCAAAACTATATCCAGGTTCTACTTGTACATCTAATTTTAACAATCTTATTAATCCAACTACATTTTTACCCCAATATTTTTGATTTTCTGTTTCTGGAAATAATTGATAACATAACGGTTCATTATACATATATATTCTAAATGTTTGTCCAGTAAAACCATCCCAATCTGTAATATTTCTCTTATCATATTGTAATGTTTTATCAATACAATCACGTGAATATATCATAGCATGACATGCTCCTCCATATAAACTTATACTTACATTATTATTGTAGGCTTTTTGTAAATATGGTACACGTCCAAGTGCGTATATATCATACTTCTTCTTGCTTATAAAATTCATAATATTTTTTTGCACTATTTTATCTTTTATCTTATCATTAAAAATAAAATCATCTTCTAAAATCAACACATGTTTATAATTTTTTTCTTGCGCATCTTTAAAAATGTATAAAAATGCATCTATAAGATCTAATGCAGGTTTATTTATAATTGCATCTTTATCACATTTTTTATAACCTTTATTGTATAGTATATACACTAACTTAGTTGGTTGATATTTACTTAACTGATTCACTATACTATCTAAACGTCCATTGTTCTCCAAATGGATTACATACGTTGCATCTATATCTAATAAAATACTGTCTCTATTACTAAATTCTAACCTTTCAAGATGGTAGCATGACCCATTATCTTTATGATTGTGTCTGTTGTCTGTATATATCAATTCTGGGTTTATATTAATCAATTCTGGGTTTATATTATATTTTTTACTTTCCATATACCTTATACTTTTTATAAACTATACTTACAAATTATTTTAATTCAAATTATTTTAATTCAAATTATACTATATATAATGAAAAATATGAAAAATAGATAAAAATTTATAAATTATACAAATTATATAAAAAACTACATTATTAGCAATGACGACATCATTAATTGATTTTGAAACAGAGTTAAACATGAGTGTAAGCAAGAGTTGGATTATGGAAGAATCAGTATCAAATGTATTTGCAAATATATCAAAATTATCTAAAAATAAAAAGAAACAAGTTGCAAGAGAAAATTCATTAAAACTATTTAATCTGTTTTTATCTGTTTATGATGATGATAAAAATTATGAATATATTTTAGATAATCTACACATTGTTTTAACATTAGCCAGTGAAAGACAAAATGAAATTATTAATTTAGTTAAAACAATTTTAATAAATACTGTAAATAAGTTTAAGAGTAATAATATTACAGCATATTTATTATTTATTAAATTATTAGAATTTGTTGATTGTAATTACAAGTTAGAAACAAAAAAATTAGCGTATGTGCATCTCACAGAATTGGTAGATTATTGTTCAAATGAAGTAAGAGTTAATCTTTATCACATTATTCCTAAAATTGCAGAAAGTTTTTGTGATTTACAAACTGATATAATTGAATTTGCTACATCAAGTCTTATTAAGTTATGTGAAATAATTAAAAATGTTGATATTGAACCATTTATACCAAGATTAATTGCTGTTTTTAAGGATAATGAAGAATCAACTGAAGTAATTCATAGTTTAGCAGCCGTAACATTTGTTCAAGAGGTTGACCAAGCAACATTATCTATTATTGTTCCAGTATTACTTTTAGGTTTTAATTCAAAATTAGATTCAACAAAAAGATTATCTGCAGTAATTATTGCTAATATGACAAAGTTAGTAAATAATCCAGTAGAAGTAGAGCAATATTTAATAAATTTAATGCCTGTTTTAGAAAATGCATCACAAAATGTATCTGAACCAGAAGCAAGAAGCATTTGTACTAAAGCATACGAGCAAATTAAAAAGTTAGAAGGATTTATTAAAAATACACCAAGACCTAATATGACTGAGATATACAGTAATTTGGATGTATACAGTAAATTGGATGCACAGTTAAAAGAACCTATATTATCATACGTTAAAAATATTATTGATATTTTGGTTAAAACAAATAATTATGATAGATCTAATTGGTCTAAACATCTTAATGCATTGGATAATGTGCTTATAGATGATATTTACAATACATTAGACGGTGGAAATAGGGAAGGGAAAGTAGAAGCAGTAGTAGCAGTAGAAGACACAGCAGAATTATTATGCAATTGCAAGTTTACATTAGCATATGGTTCAAAGATTTTATTACATAATACATTTCTAACACTTAAAAGAGGTTATAGATATGGTTTATTAGGAGGTAATGAATGCGGTAAATCAACATTATTAAGAGCAATTTCAAATGAGCAGGTTGAAGGATTTCCACCAAGTACTGAATTAAAAACAGTATTTGTAGAAGCAGATATATTAAGTGAATTATCACATTTAAGTTGTATAGATTATATTTTTGCAGATGAAAGAATTAGGAGATATAATGTACCAAGAGAAGATGTTAAAAAAGTTATGACTGATATAGGATTTACAGAAAAGATGTGTGATGATACAGTATCTACATTATCAGGTGGATGGAGAATGAAATTAGCACTTTGTAGAGCAATGTTGCAAAAAGCAGATATATTACTATTAGATGAACCAACTAATCATTTAGATGTAATAAATGTAGCATGGGTTGAAAATTATTTATGTTCATTAAAGAATGTAACAAGTATTATAGTTAGTCATAATAAGAATGTATTAAATAATTGTTGCACACATATTTTACACATTGATAATTACAAGTTAACATCATATAAAGGTAATTTAAGTGAATTTGTAAAAGTTGAGCCAAAAGCATCAAGTTATTTTCAAATGAAGTCAAATAGTGGGTTCAAATACAAGTTTCCACAACCTGGATTTTTAGATGGTGTTAAGGCAGCAGGAACTCCACTAATGAAAATGGAAGGTGTAAGTTTCAAATATCCAACAGGATTAGCAAATGTTCTAAATGATGTAAATGTTAAAGTAAGTATGGCATCAAGAGTTGCATGTGTTGGTAGAAATGGACAAGGTAAATCAACAATGATTAAATTATTAACTGGTGAAATTGAACCAACAATAGGAACAATATGGAAAAAGAATAATGTACGTTTTGCATATGTTGCTCAACATGCATTTCATCATATTGAAAACCATCTTACAAAAACAGCAACAGAATATATTTGTTGGCGTTATGAAAATGGATTAGATAAGGAAACATTTGAAAAAGATACATTTGTATTATCAGATGAAGAACGTGAAAAACTAAAAGAACCATTTGAAGTATCTGTTCCTGATGATAAAGGTAATTTCAAAAAAGTTAAAAGAGTTATAGAAAGATTAACAGGTGAGAGAAAAGTAATATCTAAAGATGTTTATGAATTTGAAGTTAAATTAGAAAGTGTTCCAGAGACTATATGGTTAGCATCAAGTAAATTAGAATTGATGGGATATGGAAAAATAATTAAGCAATTAAATACTAAAATAGAAGCAAATAATGGATTGCATAAGAGAAATCTTACTCAAAAATCAGTTGAGGAAATCTTAAGCGATTTTGGTTTAGATCCTGAATATTCATCTCATACAAGAATGAGTGCATTATCATCATCACAAAGATTAAAAGTAGTTTTAGCGGCGGCAGTATGGCAAAGTCCACATATAATTATATTAGATGAACCCACAAATTATTTTGATAGAGAAAGTATGATAGCATTAGCAGAAGGATTAAAAGATTTTACAGGTGGTTTTATAGTTATAAGTCATAATGATGAATTTGTTCAAGATATATGCAAAGAACATTGGACACTTGAAAATGGAATGTTAAATGTTCACGGTGATGCAGAATGGATGAAAAATGCATTAAAAACAAATATTGAAGTTAAAATAGTAGATGAAATAGTAGATTCTTATGGAAATATTATAAAAGTAAAAGTTAAAAAGGAACTTACTAATAAAGAAAAGAAAGCACGTGAAAAACGTATATTA